TGGTTCAAAGATTTACCAATACTTCAATTTACCAAAGGTGAAAAAATGGAAGATGAGTTTCCATTTGGGTTTACACCATCAGATTTAAAATATGAGAGTTCAATATAGGAGAGTGAATTTATGCCATTAATAACAATAGAAGATCTATTAGGAAATGCTAAAGAAATAGAAAAAAAAGAAAAAGCAACAGAAAAGCATACAGTAAAACTAAAAAAACTAGATAAGGAATTGGAAATAAGAAAAGTAGCATATAAAGAATGGATGGATATATTAGATAGTTCAGAAGATGATAAAGACGCTGAGATAATCTATTCAGCCTGTGAGATGCTTCATGATGAGCATTTAATAGAAAGATTAGAATGTAAAGATAATCCTACAGAAGTGGTAAGAAAAGTATTGGATAAGCGTACAGTATTTCACTTAGCAAAATATATTTTGGATTATTCAGAGTTGAGTCCGGGATCCCCAAAAGACTTTGTGGAAAAAGTGCTCAGTGATATAAAAAACTAACAGAGACAGACTGGAGAGCCTTTACTTACAAGTATTATGTAAATAAAGGCCACAGTCTGTTATCTTTAAGAGAATTAAAAGAGAGTGATTTATTAATAATGTATGGGCTTATAGGAGGTGACTATGGCGGATCATAAGTTATCAGCAGTATTAGAATTAAAAGATAGGTATTCACATGCTGTAAAAAAAGCTGGAACTGCCACGGTATCATTTGATAAGATAAACACCTCGGCAGTTAAAAATATTGAAAAAGAATGGAGTAAAGGCTCTTCTGCTGTAACTAAGTTAGGAACAGCAGCTTTTAAAGCAGTAGGAAAAAGTGCAACAGAAGAAACTAAAAAAGCTCTAGGAGGATTCAAAGCCTTGGAAAAGGGAGCAAGCCAAGCAGCTACTGTCATTGGTAGAAATAAAAGTGCTTTTAGTCAGTTTGTGGGTAATGCTGGAAAAGCAGGGACTAAAGCTGGGAACGCTCTAAAAAATAATATTGTGAAAAGTGCTAAAGGAATACCGGGAGCAGTAGGAGGAATATTAAAAGGTTTAGGTGGTGGAATTGCCACAGGTTTAGGATTAGGAATATTCCAATCCATTACAGGGGCTGTATCCAGTGGTGTTGGAGCAGCTAAAAATACAGTAGTAGGCGGTTTTAATGATTTCGTAGAACTTGAGGATAAACTTGTAAGAAATGCTGCACTAATGGGAATTAATAAAACTAAAGCGAAGGAAATGTCAACTCAAGTAAGAGAACTGGGAGCATCTACAGAATATACATCTGCACAAGTGGCAGATGTTCATAAATATTTTGCAATGGCAGGTTGGGATGCAGATAATATTAAAACAGTTACAGCACCTACTTTGATGTTTGCCAGTGCTACAGGACAGGATTTAGGAAGTTCAGCAGATATAGTATCAGATTATCTAACAGCATTTAACATGAAAGCAGAAGAAGCTAATTACTTAATGGATGTAATGGCAACAACTGCTTTAAAATCCAATACAAATATTGGTATGATAGGAGAGTCCTTTAAGGGAATGGCAGGGATTAATGCTGGAAGAGACACCATAGAAGAGCTAGGAGTTATAACTGGATTATTAGCTAATCAAGGAACTAAAGGTGGGGACACTGGAACCTTTTATAAATCAACAGTACTGAGATTAACAAGTGGGAGCAAGGAAGTAAGAGATGCTTTAGGTAAACTTGGAGCGACTACCTATAAAAAGATAGATGGAAAAAAAATAAGAAAAAGTACTTTAGAAATATTTGAAGATGTAGCAAAAGGAATGCAAAAACTAGATGCACAGGGGCAAGATGAAGTATTAAGTAAATTATTTGGAATACATCATGCAGGAACAGCAAAGAAATTAATCAATGGTTTATACAGTGAAGACTACCCGAGATTAAGGAAGGAATTAGAAAATACTGAAGGAGCTACTAAAAGGATGTATGAACAATGGAGTTCAGACTCACCTAAATATAAAATAGCTATGCTTTCAAGAGCATGGGCAGGATTTAGAGAAAGATTAGGACAAGCAGTAGCACCTACAGCACTTCAATATATAGAAAAGTTAACAGATTACTTAGGAGGAAATACTTTTTCTACTGAAAAAATAGAAGAATATTTCAAAAAAGCTAAGGGTTATACTTATGATTTTATCCAAGTTGTAGAACAAGCAGCAGCCGGGATAAAAGCTATAGGTAAAGGCCTAGGAATAATTTGGAATGCTGGTGAGAAAGTTGGAGAAGTTTATGCAACATTGAGGTATGGAGCGGATGTAGTAAAACAACAAAAAGAAAAAAAGGAATTAGCAAGGTTAAGAGCTACCGATGAAGAAAAGTATAAAGAAACGATGGATGCCAAAATAAGTTCCGGAGAGCTTTATAAAATGAACAGGTATGGAGTTTTAGGTGGAGGAAAGGTAGACGCAAGAGATGTGGCAACAGGAAAAGTAAAAGGAGCTACAGATACAGAAGCTGCACAAAGAAGAATATTAGTAGCATATAGAGAAATACAGGAATATATGAAATGGCTAGAAAAAAACGACCCTTCAAGATTAGAAAAACACGCATATCATCCAACTGCACAAAAGTATTTGAATGATACGGAACATAAAAATAATTTTGGACCAAGAAATCAAATAGGTCAGAATATACTGAGCAGTAATTTTTCTAAAGGATTAAGTGCTCCACCAGTTCAGCAAGGACAAGAACCAGCAAAAGGGGTAATAGAACATGATGTAAAATTAGATCCATTGCAAATTAATTTAAATATAAAAAAAGAATTAGCTGATAGTACTATAGAGGGGATTCTTAATAAAAGATTTAATATGTTTAAAGCAGATTTAAATAATGATATTATAAACGCTTATATGACCCAAAGTTAAGGAGGAATGATGAAAAGGACTCAACATTTCATATTATTAAATAAAAATACCCCGTTTATATTTGTAGTTCCTCCAAAGCAAATGACAATAACATCTGGACAAGAAGTGAAGACTGTTGATTTAATAGACTTTGGAGAAAAAGTAAATATTGGAAAAAGAAAAGCAGATAGAATATCATTTAGTACATTTTTTCCCAATATTAAATCTCAATTTTACAGTATTTTAAATCCTCTTACCCCAATGGCAGCAGTTTTACAACTGAAAAAATGGAAAGAAGAAGAGGCAGTATTAACTTTTCTTGTTCCAGAGTTGTTACTATCTTATAAATGTTCTATTACTAATTTGGGTTTTTCCATTGAAGATAAAGTAAATGATTTAAATATAAAAATATCATTAGCAGAAAAAAGACAACAAAATCAAATAACAGATAGAATTTCTGGATTACTTAATAGGGTGGGATAACCTATGATAGAGATAACAATAAATGGAGAAAAATATATAAAAGTATTCGTAGAGATAGAGTGGTCTGGTGGGATTCATGGAACAAGTAGAAGGTTAATAGCCAAGACTCCTATGGCAGAAGGTGTTAAAGCGGAAGTAGGAGATGATATACAATTTGCTTTTGAGGGATCTGATGTACTTTTTATAGGAAGAATATTTCAAATTACTAAAAGTGCCAATATTGAAAATATTGAAATAATGGCTTATGATAATTCCATTTATTTAAATAAAAATAAATTTGTAAAAAATTATTTCAATAGAGCACCATCTGAAATAGTAAAAGAAATTTGTTCAGAACTTCAATTACCAGTGGGAAATTTACCATCTGATAAGGTTAAGTGTACTTTTCCAGCCATTAATAGATCTGCCTATGAAATAATATTAATAGCATACACCATTCAGCATAATAAAGATGGAAAAATCTATAGTATAGTTTCTAGAGATGGGAAAATAGAAGTAGTAGAACAAGGAACAGCATTAGATGTAAATTTAGATGGAATGAATGATTTGACAGATGCAAAGTATATCCAAAGTATAGAGGATATGGTCAATCAAGTAGTAGTTTATAAAACAGATAAAGGTAAAAGTCAAATAATAGACAAAGTAGAAAATGCAGAAGACAAGAAAAAATATGGGATTTTCCAAAATGTGATTGAATATAACAAAGATATGAATAATATATTTAATGCAAAAGATATGTTAAAAGGCTTGGAAAGTAAAGCTCCAGTAGATGCTATAGGAGATGTAGATGTTATATCCGGATTTAATATTGGGATAACAGAGAATAAAACTGGTCTTGTTGGTAATTTTCTTGTTGGGGAAGACAGTCATCATTTTAGTAATGGGGAACATAAGATGCATCTAGAACTAAAATTTGAGAATGTTATGGATAAAATTGACTGGGATAAAAAAGAAAAACAGAAGAGTAACAGTAAAAAGAAGAAAGGAAAGAAAAAAGTTTGGAGTGTGGTAGAAGGAGAAGGATGGATATATGAATGATTTAGCAACTGTATTGGTTGGAATGATGCAAGGAATTGCAAAGGGGGCTATCCCCACAAATATAATGATTGGAAAAGTTATAGAGAGTCCAGCAGGGCTTTCTATAAAATTTAGTGAACAAACAATTCCAGCAGAGCAAATATATTGTAGTAATTATCTTTTACCACACTATCATAGAGATTACACTATAAAAGGAACAGTAGATATGTATGATTTTGATAACACAACAAGT